GCATACAATGATGTGCGTGTTGCCAAGACCGTGAAGATTGCTAACACGTTCAATCCGATGACCAAGAAGCTGATCGCTGCTGCCATCGAAGGTAATGCTCCGTTCGTTGGTGCTCTCAATGGGATCCAAGAGGTTCCCCTGCGGATCAACCGTACGGTCCTCGAGGCCCTGACGTTCTGCCACGATATGCGTATCCCTGTGGGCAAGCTCCCGGGTCCCCGCAAGGCAGTCCCGAAGGATGCTGAAGACAAGGTGAAGTGGGGTATCCGCAAGGACAACAAGATTTCCAACGCGAAGCATGCGGTGGTGTCTAGGGACCTTGAGGAAGCCAAGCTCCTCGCTGATGTGGAACGCTTCTTTCAGCCTCACGTTCTGGACTGGCGCAGCCGTGTGTACGCAAAACCCGGCTTCAACCATCAACGTGCTGACTACTGCAAAGGTCTCTTTGAATTTGCAGATGGTGAGGTCCTGACACAGCGTGGCGTTACGTGGCTGATGTGGAACGTGGCTACGACTTTCGCTATCAAGATCGACGGGCGTGCTCTCGACAAGATGCCCTTCGCGGCCCGTGTCCAGTGGACCCAAGAGAACATTGAGATGATCAAGTCCGTAGCAAAGGACCCTATCGCCTCTATGGACGTCTGGAAGATGGCGGACTCCCCGTTCTGCTTCCTCGCTGCTTGTGTGGCCTTGGCGGGCTATCTGAAGGATCCTACGGGCTATCGTTGCCACCTGCCTATCGCTATCGATGGTAGCTGCTCGGGTATCCAACACTTCTCGGCAATCATGCGGGACGCTGATGGTGGTGCCCTGGTCAACCTTATGCCCTCGGAACTCCCGCAGGATGTCTATGCAGCTGTCGCTGCTATCTCGGGCCCCTTGGTCGAAGCTGACCTGAATCACGAGGACGAGAAGATCCGTGGCTTTGCGCAACTATGGCATTCCTACGGCATCGACCGCAAGGTGACCAAGCGTAATGTGATGACCTACGGCTACGGTTCGGAGGTCTCTGGCTTCGCTGACCAGTTATACGAAGACATCATGGCTATCGATGATGAGTCCCGGGCACACTTTGGGGTCACCAAGGACAACTGGCTCGAGATGATGGAGGTAGCTCGCTATTTGGCGAACCACAACATGACTGGCATCAAGCAGACCGTTAAGGGTGCCCCGCTTGTCATGGAACTCCTGAAGGCAATCGCTGGTGTTCTGGCGAAGGCTAACCTTCCGGTTCGCTGGACTACGCCGATGGGCTTCCCGGTTCTGAACGCCTACTACAAGCCGACCTTCCAACAGATCAAGACCCTGCTGTGGAACAAGGCCTTGAATGCACCTACGGCCTACAAGCCTAAGGTTCAGACTGGGTTCTCCAAGGAGTTGAACGCACACAAGCAACGTACCTCGATCAGCCCGAACTTCATCCACTCCTTCGATGCAGCGCACCTTCAACTGGTCGTGCAGAACTCGAAGGCCGAAGGGATCCATAGCTTCTTATTGATTCATGACTCGTTTGCAGCACTGCCGAACCAGATGGACGCGTTCTCGATGATCGTGCGTAAAAGCTTGGTCGATATGTACGAAGGACGTGACCCGCTGGAAGACATTCTGCTGACGGCCCGTGCTGACCTTATCGTCACCGGCGAGTCCACCCAGGATGAAGAAGGCGCTAAGAAGATCGCCAAGCTCATTAAGGAGTTAGACAAGCTTATGGTTCCCCCGCGTGGCACCTTGGACCTCAACAGCATCCTCGAGTCCCAATACGCTTTCGCTTAATTTCTGCACAACACACTGCAGCACAACATTGAGGCCCTACGGGGCCTTTTGTCATTTCTAGGACCCCGTATGGACGTTTATGCCGAGGACATTCGTATGCCTCTCGACCAAGCAGTAGCCCTCATGGCCCAAGGATTCGATATGAACGAATTCGAAGGTTACTCCCTGATTGACCTCCCGTTTGACCCTTACTTTGAAGACTGAGACACATGGCATTTTTCACAACACCCAAAGGCCCCTCGGGCTACAGCAACCTGTTCACTGCGGACACCAAGTTCGATCCTGAAGGCAAGTACAAGACCAGCATTACGCTGTCTGAAGAGGCCGCAAAGCCCCTGCTCGACCAGATCGAGGAAGAGCGCCTGGAACTCGGCAAGAAGGCCAAGACTTCCAAGGGAAGCCCCTACAAGGTCAACGAGGATGGCTCGTACACCTTTACGTTCAAGTCGAAGAAGCAACCGAAGGTCATGGATTCCAAGGGCAACCTGATCCGCGAAGAGATTCGTATCGGCGGTGGCTCGACCATTCAGGTCCGTGGTTCCTTTGGTACCTATGAAGGATTCGGTGGTGGAGTCTGCGCATACCTGAACGAAGTCCGTCTGGTCAAGTTGGTCGAGTCGAGCGCTGACTGGGGCACGGATGACGAAGACGATGATGGCTACGTTGCGGAACCGTCGAGTAACCGTAAGGCTCCTCAGCGTGATGAGCAGCCCGAGGAAGAGGAAGCTGACGAAGACGTGAACTTCTGATGAAGCGCTCATGGGTCACTAAGAAGAACCATGGGCTTAAGGTGAAGCAAAAGCTGCGTAGTGGTCTTGAAGAGAAGATCGCTGCGCAGTTGGATGAAGCGGGTATGGCATACGAGTATGAAACTCAGAAGCTTGAGTACGTAATCCCGCACTCCTACAAACCTGATTTCATTTTAAGCAATGGGATCATTGTGGAGGGAAAAGGACTTTTCGATTCTGCAGACCGCACCAAGCATCTGGCAGTGAAAGCAGCCCATCCCGAGAAGGACATCCGCTTCGTATTCTCCCGTAGTTCAAGCCCCTTATACAAGGGATCAAAGTCTACCTATGCCTCATGGTGTGTACGCCACGGCTTCCTTTATTCCGACAAGGTTGTCCCCGAGGCTTGGTTAAAAGAGAGAAAGAAATGACACAGACTCAGCAAATCCTGAAGCACCTCCGCAAGGCCGGTTCCATCAGTCAACGCGAAGCAATCATCGACCATAGCATCCAGTCCTTGACACGCCGTATCACGGACCTTCGGGACGCAGGGTTCAACATCGAATCCCACTGGAAGAAGCACCCGGTCACTGGTCAGTACTACACCCGTTATACCTTGGGTACCCCGGAGATCCTCTGATGATCGTCAAGGTCAAGCACACGAAGAACGGCAACGTGAAGATCACGATGAGCCTCGAGCAGGCTCAGTACCTCCGTAATGGGCTCATTGAGGCCGCCTACGGTGCTGACAAGTACTCGGGCATGCAGAAAGAGGTCCTTCTTCACATTGATGACCAGTTGGAGAAGGCTGGCGTCACGTTCTAAACACAAAGAGAGAGATATGAAAGTAGCTGACATTGAGGTCAAGCTTTTGGATTCCATGGGCACGGACCTTAGTGTCGCTAACGTGGCCCGGGTTTCCTTCGACAAGCAACACGATGAGTTGACCGATGGTGACGTGAAGCTCATCAACTACCTTGCGACCCATGACCACTGGTCACCCTTCGCTCACTGCTTTGCATCCTTCCGGATCAAGGCACCGCTGTTCGTAGCTCGGCAACTCGTTAAACATCAGGTTGGCCTTAGTTGGAATGAGGTGAGCCGTAGATACGTGGACAGTGAGCCTGAGTTCTATATGCCCAAGGAACTCCGAGGACGCGCTGAGAACGTGAAGCAAGGTAGCGGAGAAGCCTTAGGCTACCAGGGACATCTGAACTGGATCAGGTGTAATTCAAACGCTGCATTGGAGGCCTACAAGGACCTTCTCGGTAACGGCGTAGCGCCCGAGCAGGCCCGTATGGTCCTCCCGCTTAACACGATGACCGAATGGATCTGGTCGGGTTCCCTCATGGCCTTCGCTCGTGTCTGTCGTCAACGTCTCGATCCCCATGCTCAATACGAGTGCCGTCTGGTTGCTGAACAACTGGATGAACGGCTTCGTTGGGCTTTCCCTGAATCAATGGCCGCACTTCTGGATAACTGAGATGCGCAAAGCAAAACTGCTGGTCGACTTCAGTGAGGTCGATGGACCCGCGTGGTCCCTTGGGGCAACCGTGGAAATCGGGAAGTACCACGAGGGTCTCTTGGGAGGCCTGTATGACGCGACGGCTGCTGATGGAACCACGGGACTTGTGTATCCCCGTGAACTTGAGTTCGTAGGGAACGATTGAAATGGGAATGACCTCTCACCAATCAGCACGCATGAAGAACGATGAGTGGCTAACACCTCCCGAGATCGTGCAGCCCCTAGGCCCATTCGACCTCGACCCTTGCTCACCTGTGGTGCGCCCTTGGGATACTGCTGCGCGGCATTATTCAATTAATGATGACGGTCTGCGTTCCCCCTGGTATGGGCGTGTCTGGTGTAACCCACCCTTCGGGCGTGAGGCTATAAAGTGGCTAAGGAAAATGGCTGAGCATAACAACGGGATCGCGTTGATTCCCGCCAGAACCGAGACCGCCATGTTCTACGAGTGCATATGGGGTGCTGCTGACGCTGTCCTCTTCATGAAGGGGCGGCCCCATTTCCACTTCGTAGACGGCTCGCGTGCTCAGTTCAACTCTGGAGCACCAATCTGCCTCGTCGCATACGGGGAGCAAAACACCCAAGCGCTTTTGCGCTCTGGCCTAGGTCACGTAGTCAAGGTTTAAACAATGGAACGCGAAGAGTCCTCACTGATTCGCAAGGGACCGTGTGATCGATGCGGCTCTAGCGATGCAAATGCCCTGTACTCAGATGGCCATACGACCTGTTACTCGTGTGGTCACTATGAACGCGGGGATGGAACTGTACCTACAAGAGGAAGAAAGAAAGTGGCTGCAAATCTGGACGAGTATTCCAATGCCGAAGTTCAAGGCATCCCTCCGCGTCTGATCAGTGAGGAAACCTGCCGCCAATTCGGTGTTCGTATCGGCCAGTACGCAGGTAAGAAGGTCCACATGTACCCGTACATCAAAGACGGCGAAGTGGTGGCCTGTAAGGTCCGTGATGCCAACAAGGAGTTCTCCTTCATTGGCGAAGCGGCGAAGCCCCCTATGTTCGGTCAGAACCTGTGGGACAAAGGTAAGAAGATCGTCGTCACCGAAGGCGAGATCGACTGCTTGACCGTATCACAGCTACAGGGTGGCAAGTGGCCAGTGGTGTCCGTTCCTAACGGTGCCAAGAGTGCCAAGAAGGACATGGCGAGGCAGATGGAGTTCTTCGAGAAGTTCGAAGAGATCGTCATCATGTTCGACATGGACGAACCCGGGCGGGAAGCAGCGAAAGCGGTGGCAGAACTGTTCCCCCCGGGCAAGGCTAAGATCGCCTCCCTTCCCCTGAAGGACCCCAATGATTGCCTTAAGGCCAACAAGGGTCAAGAGGTCATCCAGGCTATCTGGAATGCAAAGGCGTATAGGCCCGATGGGATCGTAGGTATCTCGGACCTTTACGATGAACTGGACCGTGAGATCGAGAAGGGTCTCCCGTGGTTCCTCCCGAAGTTGACTGAGTTGACCCATGGTCGCCGTTGGGGTGAGGTCTACGGTTGGGGTGCTGGTACTGGCATTGGCAAGACAGATGTCTTCACACAGCAGATTGCTTTCGATGTGACCGAGTTGAACCAGAAGGTCGGACTGATCTTCCTGGAGCAGCAGCCTAAGGAAACCGCAGCACGCGTAGCTGGAAAGGTGAAGGGCAAGAGGTTCCATGTTCCCGACGCCAATTGGACCCGTGAGGAACGCCTCGGGGCCGTTAAGGAACTCGAGGGCAAGGTGTTCCTCTACGATTCCTTCGGGGAAACCGCGTGGGCCGTTGTGGCAGCCAAGATTCGCTACATGGCACACGCTGAGGAAGTCCGCATCTTCTACGTGGATCACCTTACGGCCATGGCGGATACCGCA